TCATAATCTCGCATATAATGCAAGCCTAAACAAAAAGCCCCGCTTTTTAGGGCGGGGCTTATCGGGGAAAAGTTTTATATTATGCGGCAATGGCGGCAACCCGTTGCCAGTCGGCGGGTTTCATATTCAAGAGTTGCCCGCCCCGTTGTTGCCATAGGTCAACGTCGTCGGTGTCGGCCTTATGCGATACGGCGGTCACCGCGTTAATAAGGGTTGCCCGTGATAATGGGCGGCCTTGTTCATAACCGGCTTGGCCGATAGTGTCGAGCAATCCATCAAGAACGCTGCTAGTCTCTTTTTTGGTTAGCTGCATAACTTTACCAAGCCCGCCAACGACTGCGGTTTTGTCGATTGCGAAACCGTCGATAGTATCAGCGGCGGCTTGTTTCATTTGCTCAATGACCTGATCGAATGCATCGCGGCTTGAATAGACGCCAACCAAATCCCTGATTTTTAATTCAAGCGCATGGTTATCAGCGTCTTTAGCCTGATCAGATAGCAAGCCCCAGTCGTCGGTATCACGTGCGCTTGTGATATGGCTTGACCGTGTTTTGTTTTGGGTCTGCATACCGTTAAGACAAGCCAACGTCCAAGCGATTTGATAAACGCTGACTGATCCCGCGCCAACTTCGCTATTTTGCAAGCCAATGCCATTAGCCATCAAATCATTTAACGCGGCACCCGTGCCGGTTTGGACAAGAGATTTTAAGCGCAAATAAAGCCGCTTGTCGGTGACGTCGGCATTTACAACCTGAAACGCGGCGGGGTTGTCCATCAATTGCGGCAATGCGGCTTCAAGCAAATTGACATTGTCGAACGTCTTAAACTTGTCCGAAACAAAAGCCCGCACCATTCCATTCGGATTTGCAGCATCGTTCCACTGCGAGCGCGGCGGCTGGTTTACACCGACACCGCCAAACGTAAACGGCGCGGCTGTCTCAGCATGGCGTGTTCTAATCATACGGACGTCGTCGCTATCACGCCAGATCGCGTTAAGAAGCCCGTCGAATTCAGCGGGATATCTGGCCTGAAGCCGTCGCGCCGTGCGGGTTTCAATATCGGCATGGCTGGCAATTTGCCCAAATGATACATCGTTAATGTCAAAAAACTGCGTTGGAACCCCGCCAGATTGTTCGACAATGATTTGAGGCTTGCCGGTTTCGGTTGTCGTTTTCTGCAAATTTTTCAATGGTGCCAGATAATCAGCGTTTCGGCTGGCCTGATCTTGTACTTTTTGCAGTAAAGCCGAAAGCGAATTTTTATTGTTTTCGATAGTATGTTTTTCATGGCGGTGCGGTACTTGCGACGCACCCATTATGCCGTTTTGAGGCTGGCCGTCAATTTGCATCAGATTATTTGGATTTTCAATAGTGTTTGTCATGGTTTTACATCCCGTAAAAGTTAAAAACCGGCGGGCAATATTGCGCCGCCGGTGTTTTGTCTCATAAAAGCCCATATAATGCAAGTGAATTTTTATAAATTTCTATTCCGCCCCGATATCCCCCGCGACGTGATGCCGGATAATAGCGCGGGGCGATAGCGTCCGGACAAAAGCCCGCAACCGTTCTCCGTCGGTTTGTTTTTGTTCTTGTCCGGCGGTTGCCCGCCAATGAATGGCAACATTGCCGCCCGCCGCATAACAGCCCCCGCGGTCATTGTTTTCTATTTTCTTTTTGCTGGCACCGTGACCAGTAAAGCCAATAATATAATCACGATCTAGACGGGCGCATAATGGCTTGCCATTGCCGCAATTAATACACCCTACATTGTCCAAATATTCGGCGGGGCAACGAACAATCCGAACGGGTGCCGGTATATCGTCGCGTTCAATCGTCGCATTTTTCCCGTTTTTCCAAAATGATTTTTTCACGACGGTGACAACCGGCGCGATTTTATTTGCACATATTGCGACGGCTTCGGCCAAGGTATCGGCGGAATAGTTTATCGTCGTCTTGTTAGGTGCCAGTTTATGCGCCCAAAATAGCGGGTGAAAATGGGAATAAGTGAAGCTTTCCCCATGACGCGGCTTGGCATCAAGAACGGCGTCCAGATATACAAAGTCAATTTGATCGGATTTGCACCCGCGCCCGCTGTCGTTCAATCTGCAATCAGCGGGGCAAGTTCCAAAGTTGTCCCCGTCGCCCGCCCGATAGGTCACGGCTAAACCGCCCGTTTTATTTGCTGTTGAATTTTTAACAGTTTTAAGCATTTCAAAAGCTCCCGTAATTGAATGCGATTTATCCCATATATAGAACAAACAAAGCCCCGTCAATATATTTTAACGGGGCTTTGAGTTTTTAAAAATTTCTATCGGCGTCGGTGTTTCACATATCGCGTTCGCTTTTGGGTGTGTTTTTCCCAGTCTTTACCGTAAAGCAATCGGCCAATTAAACTAAATATAAACATTAAGCTTTTTTCCCTTCTTTATCATCACGTCGGCGCATTTCCCAAACCATATGCTCGACATTAGACAACGCCCCACATATTTCTGGCAGATCGTTTTGGTAAGCCAGATCATACAATTCCACCAGATCAATGTGGATTTTTCTTTTAACGTCAATCATCGTCCATTTCCTCCGGCTTATAATAACAATAGAATTGACATTTCGGGCATTGCTCCGGTAACGGCGCGATATGCTTTTCGGTGTGCTTACAGTTCAAGCATTCCATCAGGGTTTTAGTCATCGTTCAAAACTCCCGTGTAAATTAACGATACCCCCTGCATATAGGATTATATAGGACATATCAAGTCAAAAATGACATCCCAGTTAAATTTCCCCTTTTGATGATGCAGCGGCTCAACGGCTTGCAGCCCGTCCATTTTTAGATCTACGGCTGCACCGGCCGGATACAAAAACAATTCGGGTTCATCCGTCGGCTTATTCTGTTTTTTAATCAGTATCCAAGAAGGGCTATGTTGGTGACGGGAAAGCCACGCCACTTGCGACGGCTGCAAGGTCACGCCATTGCTGGTCAAAAACTTTAATTCTACAAAATGAAACGTGCCTTGTTCGTCACACAAAAGAACATCAGGAATGCCTGCGCCGATAGAGTTTTCAATCCGCGTCAATAATATCTTGCGGTTCGATCTCTGCGTCGCTTCCTTCATCTGCTTGTAAAAGCCGCTTTCGCGCTTTACCGCGATTGCTGGCATTCTTTGTTTCTTCGGGAGTGATATTGATGGTGACTGGGGCATAGCTTTGCTTGATTTCCTCTAACGCTTTCAAAACGTCATCTTTGCTCATACTATCAATGGAGCCGTGACGGATTTCAGATTTGCTAACATATATGTCGCCTTGCGCTTGCCCCCTGCGGTATTCCGCCTGAACGGCTGCGCTATATGCGCCGTTCTGCAAAGCCACATCGCGGATAGTTTGAAGGTCACGCAAGTGGCGTTGGTAGGTCACCCCAAACTTTTCGTCCAATTCGCGGCGATAGGCGTTGATCGCGGCAACAACGTGCGGGGAAATGTGCGGGTTGGTTAATTCATATGCCCGCGAATGGGCTGACGTAACCGCATACCCCGCATTAATGGCGGCCTCGCGCAAAGTTATCTGGCCGTCTTTACTTACAAGCTCTTTTACAAAGAGTTCTTGCTTGCGTGTCAGGGGTTGTTCTGTTGTTGCTGGCGGTCGGCCTCGCGTTTCACGGGGCTTGCCAGTCACTTTACTTGCTGCTTTTCTTGCCATAGGATTTCACCGTTAATTAGGTCACGTCCCATAGTTTATACAGGATATACCTATATAGGGTCAAAAATATTTTTATTTTTATTTTCAATTTTGACCGCCGGTCCGCGGAAAATATTAATAGTGTAACTTTTTTGTAAATCATCCGTGTTACACTTTGTGTTACACTGTTTTTGTTGTGTACTATACGTTACAGAGCACCGTAACACGTGTAACACGTGTAACGCCTTGTTTTAAGTTTTTTTTTTCGTTTTTTTTTTTGAACGCCCTATAGTGTATTCTGTTACCAACGAAAAAAAGGGACAACCCGAAGGCTATCCCCTTGAACCGTGAGCCGCGGTCACCGGTCTCGCCACACGTCCCATAAAAGAAAGGCCATCAGGGCGAACCCGCTGACCAGATAGGTGGTTATGAAGATGTCTTCATAGGACATCGCTAAAGCCTTTTTTGTTGGGTTCGACGATCTCCATTGCCCATTCCGTAGTCTGCTTGACGAAACATTCGTTAGGCAGCTTCTGCGCGGCCTTGTGTATCGAACGGACGGCGGACTCTAGCTGGGCTAGTTTGATTGACGTGCCTTGTTCGATTGCGGCTTCGACATTATCAAGAGACATTTTGTTCTGCCTCCCCGTATTCGACGCACTCATAGCAGGCGGTCGGTTCATCGAACATTTCGGTCAGGGCTTCGCACTCTTCGCAGCCTTCGACAGGTTTAAAATCTGGGGACATAGGATTTACCCTCCTTTTGCAAATTTTTAACCAACATATATTCGCGGTGC